TAAGTTCGCCTGTGTGGTTAACTACAAACTCAGCAAGCTCAGCACCTTCATCTTCAGTAAATGCACTAGTCTTTTCTTTGGCCATGCTAGCAACTTCTACTTCAAGTTGACGCAATTTGCTAGCTACGCTACGTGCGGTAAATTCAGCACCAAGTGCTTCTGCGGCATGCTCAACAGTAGCTGCACTAACAGGACGCTGGCTACCAACAAGTTTCATAAGTTGGTCAACAGTAGCGTCAGACCATTTTTTGGCTTTTTCAGTCATTGATATGTTCTCTTAAAAAAGTATTTAAGTTTGTGATAATTTTTATGCCGAGTGTATCGGCTTTTTTACGTTTTGTACTACTTTTATCTTCTTCGTCAACTAAATAATCCGTAGTTTTTGTTACAGTTTCGCTGATACGAAATCCGTGTGTTTGTAGTTGCTGGTAGGCTTCGGCTTTGGTTTTATAAGAAGATAGTTTACCTGTAACGCATACTATAGGTCCGGCAGTATTTGTTGCAGGCATTTCACTGCGAAATGAAAATGGTAAAAACTCTCTAACTTCTGGGAACTCTAATTGAAGCCAGTTAATGAGATTTTGGGTTACCTTATCTCCTAATCCGGCTTGCTTGCAAGTTTCTTGATTAATTTCATCTATGTGACTAACAACACTAGCAATCTTTGTACTAGCTGTGTTACCTACTAGTGGAATACTAAAACTTGCTAACACTTGATTGAGTGGGGCACTGCGACTTTTTTCAATTTCTGCTAACAACTTTTCAGCTGTTTTTACACTGCCTAGTAGATCGCTAACTTCGTCTAGCTCTAAGTAGTACAATTCAGTAATATCACCTAGTGCCAGCTTTTCAATAGTCTTTGCGCCCATACCCTTGATGTTCATTGTTTTGCAAAAGTGTTCTACACGTTTGGTTAACTGAGCATCACAAGCCTGGTTGCGACAAAATAGTTGATCGTTAACCAGTTCTAATTTGTAGCTGCAACAGGGACAATGTGTGGGTATTTCAATCTTCATGTGTATTCTTCAACCTAAGATATAATTATACAGTATTAAGCAGTGTGTTACAAGCTAAAATTTTTGTTGCCTTGGCAGAGAAAATTTAGGCATCAACCTTGTGTAGTATGCAAGGTATGACTTCTCCACTACGGACAACTGCTACTGTGTCACCGATTTGTAGGTCTAGGGCTTCTATAAATCCAGGATTATTTAGTGTTGCTCTGCTGACCAGGGCATCACCAATTTTAACAGGCTCTAGGATTGCTACTGGTGTTACCTTACCACTTTTACCTACTTGCCACTCTACGCCCAACAATTTAGTTTCTACATGCTGTGCACGTTCTTTACGTGCATATGCACCGCGCGGATGTTTGCTAGTATAGCCCATTTGTTCAAACTGATGATTATTATTCAGTCTAACAACAATGCCGTCACTAGGATAAATCTTGGCAAGTTCAGGTTCTAGTACAGTGTTAAATCCTAGTTGCTTAAGCACACGCATATCACCCGACCAGGTTGGATCTAGATTTGGTGTTATTTGATAGGCAAAGAACTCAATTGCTCTAGTTTTGAACTCATCCAAATCTTTTAAGTTTAAGCTGCCTGCTGCATAATTACGACTATTCTCCACATGTAGTGGAGCTACAATTTCACCAGTAACTTGTACAGTTATATTACCAAGATTAATTCTTAGTGGCACTAGGCTACCGTGCTCATACATTTTATCTGTGATAACTTGACCTTCTACACCATCACCACGAGTAAGTGCCTGCACTAGTACGCCGTCTACATATAACAGGCTAATAGCTGCACCGTCTAGTTTGATACTGGTGGTAACGTCTAGGCCTGCTAGTGGGTCAGCTTTGCCTTCATCTTCATAGAACTTTTGCAGGCTATACATGCGGTGCGTATGCTTGTCTTTTTTACCGTGTACAGCTGCACCAACTTTGTTATAGCCACAACCCTCTGCTAGCATATCAAACATGTAATCTGGAATAGTAGGCGTACCGGCATAGTAGGCCTCACTTGCTTTGTCTAATAGTTTATGTAATTTATTCATAAATAATATTATAGCAGTTTAGGGTATATAGTTCAAGTTACTTTTTTACTATCTCGTCATAGAAGAACTTAATTACTTCTTCGCCTTCGGCCTTGGCACAAATGTCTAACAGTCCATATAATAGGCTATGTATGTTTTCTATACTAGCCGGAATACTAATGCCCTCCCTAGACGCTTGCCAATCACCTTCATAGGTAAGAAAGTATTTGCGTAGCTGTATGTAAGTAACGTCTCTAAAGTCATTTACTACTAGCTTAACCTGAAAACCTTTTTCTAGGTTTTCTTCAATTAAGCGTTCGTAGAGTATATTACTGTCCATTACTTACCACAAATTAGCATAATATCTGTGGCACTATATCGTTCCTTCATGCCTAGTTCAATGCAGCTTTGCTTTTGTGCATAACTGCCAGCCATAGGTGCTCCAATTATTAACACAAAAGCTATTACAAAGATTACTACTCCAATTGCACCTTCTTTAAAGGTATTGCTCATACCTGCACTCCAAGTTCACGGATTTGTTGTAAGCTGGCTAATTCATAGTGTGGTTGCCAGCAGTATTGACGCCATTTATCATCCATTAACCACATGTGATAAATATGCCCATGTTTAGGGTCTAGTTTTTCACTATATATCTTAGCTAGTGAACCATATCTAGCACTCCACACTACTTCGCCTACTTCAAATTTGTCGCGAACAGCACCATCTGGAATTAGCTGTGGATTGAAATAGTTTTGACCTGGTATGCGAAGAGGTACACTATACTCGTCTAATACTTGCTTGATAATAGTTACACCACGATAGGTACTTTTAGTAATTGCATCAATAGTGCTACCAGTAAGATATTCTTGAATAATAAATATCTTTTCATCTTTAGTAACAGCCTTACCACGCAGCTTAGCTCGCTGCTCTGCTGTTCTACGCTGACGTTCTTTAAATTGCTCAATAATTGTAGCAAGTCTAGTAGTATTGTATGCCATGCCAAGAAACTGGCAACATTCCTTTTTAGTCCAAGCTTTAGTATCTTCAGGCGGAGTTTCTAGCATACGTATTACTTTTGCTAAATTAGCGTCTGTCATGCGTTGTTCTTCAAGCTCAGTTTTACGTTTTCTAGCCATAATTAAGTCTTAAAAAAAAAATTACCCATTATTAAAAAATTTGATATTGAAATTTTTTGGTTTATGGTGTATAATTAGATATTATTTGGAGATATTTATGATAACCTGTGGAATTTATTTATTAAATTTTAATAATTATTTGTCTGTATATATTGGACAATCTCAAGATATTGAAAGCAGATATAATAGACACATAAGAGATTTAAAAAATAATAGGCATTATAATTCAAAATTACAAAATGCTTATAGGCTATATGGTATACCATTTCTAGAAATTCTAGAAGTATGTTCTGCTGAGAATCTAACCGATAAAGAAATGAGTTGGATTGATGAATTTGATAGCTGTAAAACTGGCCTCAATATTAGAGATAGAGACGATAGTGCTTTGAGAGGCCCAAATGCAAATTCTGCAAAATATTCTAAACAGCAAATAGTAGATATATTTTTTCTATTAATTGAAAATAAACATTCTAGAGCAACAATTGCTGAAAAAACACAAGTACCTATTGGTAATATTAATTCTATAGCCAGGGGGGCTTCTCATTTATGGTTAAAGGAAAGCTATCCTGAGGAATACAAACTATTAGAGTCTCTAAAATACTCTACTATAGGTAAATCTAATTCAAAAGGAGCCCACAATAAATCGTGGCCTGCTTTAATTGATCCATTAGGCAACGTTTACTATAGTATAAATAATTTAAGCGAATTTTGTTCTACTAAAAATTTACCTTATGATCAATTTCACAGATTATGCAGTGGCAAAGCAAAATCTTGTCATGGCTGGAAAGTACAGAAGTAAAAGGCGGCACTAGGCCGCCACAATTATGCTGCTTTTAAGACGCTGGCAAAATAGACTGCTGCTTTGCCAGTAAGTTTGCCCAGAATGTCGTCGTCAATCGGGCCGCCTTTAGCTTCAATTGCTGCTTTGAGTGCTGCGATCGAATCTTCTTTTGACACGCGTTTACTACCTTCACCTGACGCAGTTTTAGTTGTCTTAGCTGAACCGGCACTGGAGTCTTTCTTAACATATACTCCAGCCTGTACGAGCACCATGCGTACGCCGTTAGGTGACATTTCAATTTCTTCTGCAATGTCTTTGATGATTTCAGTTGAACTTTCAGGAGTTGGGCCTGCCTGCTCATACATTTCAATAACTTTAGCTTTGAGTTCATCTGTCCACTGTGATTGAGTTGCCATAATATGTGTCCTTAGTGTATATTTGGATTTTGTTTGGGGTTAAGTGTTTCTATCAAATCGCGTTCTAGTAGTTTGTGATACATTGCTTCGTTACTAGCAACTAACATATAAAGTATACTGCTAGGAACTAAACTATCAGGTAATTCGTCTAAACTTTTGTTGTTTTCTACACATAATTGTTCTAGTTTAGTACGAAGTTGAATTCCGTGATTTACGGTTTCATGAATGTGTAGACTGTCCCATATTCTAAATTTAGACATACTCTACTTGAACATCAGTCATACCTTCAGGTTTGAAACGCCTGTAGTTATGCTTGAGATCAAAGTCCTGCAACAGTTGCATAGTTTCTTCGTGTTGTCGGCGACGAAGTGCACCCATGCTTTCAGCGAACTTAGCAAATTCAT